CTCCGGTGCTCGACACCAGTGATTTACTCATTGATATCGACACTCCCCAACCGGTAACTACGGCCAGGTAACGTGAGGCGACTTTGTCGTTAAGTATAACAACATCGTCACCCACAATACCGTACTCCCCAAACCATCCCGAGAAGCCCTCTAAGTGTGCACAGTACTGGACGATAGCATGGTGTGCTAAAGCCAGCATGGCCCAAGAAGAGTAGGCTCCCATCGGTTGCCCGACGGCATACTGACGGTCCTCACGGTGGTGTTCAACTCCACCGCGTACGTTGACAGTGTTCCATCTATCCTCCCAATTACGGAAGGTTAGTAGAGCACGCCAAAACACACTAAACGACCCATCAAAGAGTCGTGTTAGCATAAGTTGGTAGATGTCAACTGGGATCCGATCAGTCGCTGAGGACAGATCGTAAGAGTAAGCGGTAAACGTTGCTCCCCGCTCCCTGGCTTGTATAAGCCCTTCTCCAACTTTACGTTGGAGCATGGCCACACAAGACTCCTGACCAAACGTTCCGTCATTCGGAATTAAACGGAGAACCGCAAAAATAGCTCTGTGCAGTGGTTTTAAAGCCATCTGCGACCAGAAATCTACGATTGCGACGACCCGGATCTTTCCGGCGGCTTCCTCTAAACGAGAGAGCCTGGCGGTAACGCCCAGTTTGGATACCCGGGGACGGATGCTGAACAGGTAACGGAGGTAGAACCACACGTAGTTTACACTACGGCGGAGCACTCCATCTCTAGGTCCCACGATCCCTTCTATGCCTTCGTAAGGGTATGAACCCTTTAAAGACACAGGGAAGGAAAGTGAGACGATAGAGTAAAGGAGAGCTAGCCAACCGATTACTAATCGGAAGGCCCAATACCAACGTCGCCCATAAGCATGGTTCACAAATTTCAACAGGTGAGTAAGGTTGTCAGGTTCACAGTATTTTAGTACTGCTGCGTCTTTCAACGCTGAAACTGATGCCCTACCACCGTTGGGACCAACTGAAGTGGACAACGTCGCAAACGACGGTCGACCCAGCGAAATCCGTTGTGGTAACATGGCAAAGAATTTGGGAAGGAATGAGCTAAAGTCGCCCCAGTCCTCCACTGAACCAGTGAAAGGACCGGTAATCGACTCTATCTTAAGTATACCAGGGGTAACAAGCCCTCGGTACACTCCAAGAATGCTAAGAGCACAAACAGTGCAAATAGTATGCCCAGACCTAACCCATCCTCTAAGCCGCGTGGGAAGTATGGACGGAAGTCCGCCACTCAACCCAACCATGACTGAGCCTTCGCAGACTCGTAATGGGACACCGGATACATAGTGCTGCACCACTCTCACGCACTCTTTCAAGTACGCGATTGTGAATGTAGCGCCATTATCCCGGTATAAGGATCCGATCTTTT